GCAAAAGGCCCCACCGGGGGGAGAAACCCCCACCAGTAAAAAAAACCCCCACCAGGGGCAAAAACCGCCCCCGCCACCCCTGGCGAAAAACGCCACCCTACAAAAACAAATAATAAAACAAATATAAATAACCCCCCTATAGTCCCCCCAGCTGAGCAAGTTGTGTTGGATTATTTGAACATGGCATTGGCAAATCTTGCTGAAGAGCAAGGCGAACGTAAACCGACAGGATACAAGCTCACTGACAAAACAAAACAAGCGATTGGTGCTCGATTGGCTGAATTCGATTTGGGTGTGTGTAAACGTGTGGTGGATTATCTCGTGTCAAAATGGGGCCGTGATCCGAAAATGGTTGAGTATCTCCGACCAAGTACGATTTTCCGTCCAACAAACTTCGGTGAGTATGTTGTCGGCTCAGAACGTTGGGATAACAAGGGCAGACCAGAAATGCGAGACGGTGCTTGGGTGATGGCTGATGGCACGATGTTAAAACCGAAAGGCAGTGCACCAAACCCAGCAAGCAAAAGCACCGATTGGGCAAAGGGCAGACAAATTCAAATTCGTAATCCGCAAGTAGCGGAAAAACTACGCAAAATGGGGATGTTGAAATGAACGTGGCAATCAGACAAGAAAATTGTGTTTCAGGGGTTGATTTAAATACTCATGTTTCAGAATTAGTGAATCAGTTATTTAATCGCTTGTGTGCTTACTGCAACCGTTGGCGCTATAACTACCCAACAGACGAAGCATTGGAAGAAGCGAAGTTTATTTGGATTGAGGAGCTAGTGAATCATGATGTTTTATCTGTGGATATGTTAGAGCGTGGATTAGCAAGAGTTCGAGCAGCAAGAAATGATTATTTCCCGAACCTGTTTGATTTCATCGAATGGTGCAAAATCCCGATGGATTTACCATCAGAAGAAGAATTAGCACAGCGTTTAGCCAGTTTTCAACGTTATGGCATGGCTGATGTAGATAAATTTAAATTCAATTCTACCGTGGAATATTGGTTGATCACTGATTTGTATTGCCGTTGTCGCAGATACACTTGGTCGGTAGAGCAGTTACGCAAAGAAATTAAACAGGCCTTACGCAATATGGCAGACCGTTTAAAAAATGGTGAAGTGTTACCGGAGCCAACAAAACAATTACCATCGCAAGCTACATCAATGCCAGTTTCCAAAACACGCCAAGCAGAGATTATTGCAAGCATTAAAGGATCGTTGCGGGGGCATTAATGCAAGTATTGTTGTTGACACCATATAAACAATCAGACCTTGGTTTAATGATGTTTAGAATTCCGCGCAATGCTGCACAGGTAATGACGAAGAGAATGGTGTTAATGCCAGAGCCTACTGAATTACAACATAAGGAATCTGGTGTAGTTAATTGGCAAGGGGCTATTAGTGAAGAATTTCCACCGTTGGTGGTGGATTTCTTAAAAAATAAGGAAGTGCGGTCAAAATTACTTACAAAAAAAGCGTTGATGAATTTTGTGGGCAGTATTAAGCATTGTCAGTTGAGTGATGGTGAATACTGTCATAAAGAATTAACAATTACTCCGCACTTAGACGGTTTTATTAGAACTTGTTGGCACCACGATACAGAAATGCGCAAGGGAAACTACGATGCAGAAAAAGCAAAGTTGGTGGTGGAACAAAATATAGAGCAAGCAATCATTGCAAAAATCCAAGTGGATTTAAAACATGCTCGTCCTTTAACAGAATCAGATTTAGTGCTGTATTGTTTTAAGAATGGACTTCAACGTTTATTAAGTGATGCGTTATTAAGAAAGGTCTTTAGTGTTAAAAATTACGAACGAGACAATAAAGAAAGTTCTACTCGCTTTGAAGATCCTCTTATTTATCACATGGACCGTTTAGATAAAGCCATTTTAAATTTAAAAGCAGATGATGATCCTCAACTTCAATATATGGCAAGACCAAAGCCACAATATATCCGTTCTGAAAAATGGTTACGTTGGGTAAAAACTCAGCCTTGTGTGTGCTGTGGTAAACAAGCAGATGATCCACATCATTTAATTGGTCATGGTAATGGTGTGATGGGAAGTAAAGCAGATGATTTGGATTGTATTCCGCTTTGCCGAATTCATCACAATGAATTACATCAAAACGTAAAAGCATTTGAAGAAAAGTATGGTTCACAAATAGAGCTTTGGCATAAGTTCTTTTTATACTCCATCAAGATTGGTGCATTAGTGATTGATTAATAGTTTAACAATCAAAAGTGCGGTCTTTTTTAAAGTGAGATTTCCAAGATGACGATAACACTTGAACTACCATTTCCACCTTCTGTTAATACCTATTGGCGCAGAGTAAATGGGAAAACATTAATTAGCGCGAAAGGACGCGCTTATGCAGCACAGGTCGCCTGGATGACAAGACGCTCAGCAAGATTTCCAGCTGGTATTCGTGCTGCAGTAATGGTGGAAGCATTTATGCCGGATAGAAAAATGCGTGATTTGGATAATCTTTTCAAATCATTGTTAGATGCGTTAGTGAAAGCTGGCGTGTTGGTGGACGATAGTGTTATTGATGATTTGCGAATTGTACGCAAATGTGTAGTCAAGGGTGGAAAGGTTTTTGTATCGATTAGTGAGGTGGTAAATGACTTATAGCGTTGAGCGAATTTTAGAAAAATGGGGTAATTGCTGGGGTCGTGATAGAATTGGAACAGAATATCCAAGCGTAACACCAAGCATTCCTGTTTTACCGTCAGCCCCGCGTAAGGCATGGTTAAAACATTTGAGCGATGATGAATGTTTAAAAATTGAGGGCGCAATAATGGCATTGCATCGGGTAGATTTAGCGGCATATCAGGTTACGATGGCGCTATATGTGCAGCAGTTGGGCGAAAAGGATATTACACGCGCGTTGGCAATTTCCCCGGCTAAAATGTATCGCCTGCGTAATCGTGGTATCGGTTTTTTACAAGGAGCCTTTTCTATGTTGAAAATTAAGTATCATTACATCGGATGAAGCACAGCGAGTTCACCTATACCGGCGTTAATGTCAGCCGGAAAGTGCGGTCGATTTTGACCGCATTTTGTCACATTAATATTTTTCACCATTGCCAAAAGAAATCTTTTCATCTATTATTCGATGCAGTTTGAATTAATCAAATTACCGTTCTTTAACAGCGCACAGATTTAGCTGCTCACTCAACTTTTAGTTAGTGGGCTTTTTGTGTTGTTATAGATTTTACTTTTAGAGGAAACTGATATGAAAAAGCCTAAACATACCCGTTGCATTAGCAATTTCTTGTTGGGGTTTGGTTCCGTATTGAATATTGCCCCGGTTGTTTCTGCGTCTTCAACTATTGATACCGATTCAAACGAGTATCAATATTTTGATAATGCGTGGAAAGAAACTGGACAATATTTGCGTAATGCGATTGAAAAAAGAGAGAACGTATAATGTCTTCAAACAAGAAATCACTCAAAGTTAAAGAGAGCGATATTGTTGAGGCAGTAAAGCGCGATCCTACAATTTTGGAAGGAATTTTGGAAATTCCTGAGGCAAGAGAACTCATCATTCAACAACAGAAGATTCATTCAGGCCCATTGCCCGCTCCTGAGGATATTGCGCTTTATAATCAAGTTATAGATAATGGTGCGAACCGAATTATGGCGATGGCGGAAAGATCCCAAGAGTTATCTGATAAACGTTTAGAATATGAGTATTCATTAAAAAAAGAAGATCAGCATAACCAACATTTCGGACAAAAAGCCGGTGTGTGTACTGTGGTTCTTTTTACTGCCTTGTCAGCATATATTGCATATTTAGGTGATACTACCAGTGCGGCATTATTAATGGGGGCGGGATTGGCTTCATTAGTTGCGTCATTTATTGTTGGCAACCATAAAAAATAATTTCTTTTCAAAAGCCTGTTTACAAAGCAGGCTTTTTTCATTATTATTTTTATCAAGGTGTCGAAGCCTGAAACCAAAAGCGGAAGTCCGCGCCCGATAGCATAGCGGTTTTTTTATGCGTAAAATTTGTGATCTCGTTTAGTTTTATTGCCATTAAGACTTAACACGCATAAATCCAATTTCATCTATGCCGAGCGGGTGACTAATACAATACCCGCAAGGGGAATACGTCCAGCTGACTTTTGGCAGCCTTCGAACCGCTCGGCTCCCTCTATGGGTAAATCTCAATATCGAAGAAACACCAAAAGGAGACAGTCTATGTCTAACCAAACCCAACTCTCTACATTCAACTTTGAATCAAATTCTATCCGCACTTTAGTCATTAACAATGAACCTTGGTTTGTTGCTAAGGACGTGTGTGACACGTTAAAAATATCTAACGTAAGCGATGCTTTATTAAAGCTAGATGATGACGAAAAAGCGACTATCGGTTTAACCGACAGTCAGGCTGGAAATGGCGCTCAAAGTATTTCTATCATCAGCGAAAGCGGAATGTACACTTTGATCTTACGCTGCCGTGATGCAGTTAAAAAAGGATCTATTCCACACCGTTTTAGAAAATGGGTTACAGCGGAAGTATTACCTACTATTCGTAAAACAGGAAAGTATGAAGGTAAAACCACGGTAGATGATCGCACAGGCTTACGCAATGCTGTGAATATGTTAGTCAGCAAGAAAGGCTTAATTTATTCCGATGCTTATAATCTTGTTCACCAATACATGAACGTGGAACGCATAGAAGACATTCCCGCCGACAAATTACAAAGTGCGGTTGAATATGTGCATAGAATTGTGCTTGAAGGTGAGCTTATCACTGAACAGAAAAAAGATGAGCTATTCACCCGTGAATTTACAGAACATGACCTCCAACAGCTCGTTTGGGCATGGTTTGTTTTATTACGTGGCATGGAACTTTGCCAAGTGCTTCACCCAGCATTAAAACAAATTGGCTCGCACTATGCTGCACCAGTTCATGACATGGCTTACGAATATCGCAGTACTCTCCGTCATGCCCATAACGTATTAACACGCATTACAGAGCAATTTGAATGCGAGCAAGGCAATAACTGGCGAGTCTTAAAATACCTTAGAGCCTATAACCCTAAAGCAACAGGATTTCAGCTAGACATCCTCTAAAACATCACAAAATCCGACCGCACTTTTGAAAAATTGTGCGAAGAATGGATTTTGCATAAAAATTATAAAAACACTTGATTACTTGCAAGTGAAAGTGTACTATATTCGGTAAATTGCGGTTTTAGCGCATAGCAAACGCACAGAAGAATTTTACAGCCCTGATCGGAAACGGTCGGGGTTTTTTATTATCCAAACACCAAGCTCACGTTAAGGCGTGAGCTTTTTTATTGCCCCGCAAACAAACAGCGAGGTGGAGTATGAGAATGTTAAAAGACGCAGGGAATCAAAGTATTTTTTGGTCTGGCTTTGGCGCATTCTGGGCGATGTATTCATTCCAAGAATGGCTGGCTATTTTTGGTTTAATTATCGGTTTAATCAGTGGTCTCGTTAATATGTACGCTAAATACCAAGAAGGCAAAGCAAGAGAGAACGAAGAACGCAGAGCGGAAGAAATGCATCGAGCGAGAATGAAACTACTAAAACAGGGGCTTGATGATGGTGTTAGGGAAAACTAGAAAGGCGCTTGGTGCCTGTTCCGTTATTGCGGTTATTGGGATTATGTATTCTCAATTTGGCGGAGAGCTAAGATTAAGCCCCGCTGGAGCTGAGATAATTGGTAATGCTGAGGGTTGTATGGCAACTCCATATAAATGCCCAGCTGATGTATTGACTGTTGGTATCGGCTCAACAGAATACTCTGGACAAAAGATAGAGCCTAACAAGAAATACACAAATGAAGAGATCGCATACCGATGGAAAAACGATATCAAACTTGCCGAATCGTGCGTTGATAGATACGCCAATGGCAGAACACTACCACAATCTGTGTTTGATGCTATGGTATCTGTTACGTTTAATAACGGATGCGGTAATCTTAAAAATTCAACAATGTTTCGATTAGTGCGAAACGGTAAATATGTAGACGGATGCAATCAACTTTTACGCTGGGTCTATGCTGACGGACGAAAATTGCAAGGCTTGGTTAAGCGTAGAGAAAAGGAAAGAGCGTTATGTTTAGCAGATTTAAAATCTACTCAATCGTAATCATCGCATTAACCATTTTGGGCTTGTGCGGTTGGATTTGGCGCCAATCAAAGAATATAGATGAACTAAGAGCCGAAAACCAAGTGCAAGCCCAAACCATTAAAAGCCAAGAGCAAGTCAATCAATCTCTAAAAGAGACGATTGAGATAGAACGCCAAGCGGTAGAACAACAGAGAGTAATCCACGATGAAATCAAACAAGCAAGCCAAGACAAAATCCAAGTGGTTAGAAAGATTATTAAGACACAACCTTGCTATAGCACTCGTATTAACAATGACGCTATTGAGCGGTTGCACTAACAAGGTTACTACAAAGACGGAATACATTTATCCGCCACAGGCTTTCTTAGTGCCTTGTGTAAAAACTCCATTTGTGGGTAACACATACGGTGAAGCGGTAGAGCATCTAATCACTGTGATAGCTGAGCGAGATATGTGCGCCAGTCAAATAACAAACATCAACAAGTGGATTGAAAGCACAAAGAACGGTAAATAATCTAAGGTTGATTTATTCTTTTGTGGTAGTAATATTTCATAAGTTAAAAAAGATTAACGGGAATAACAATGTAAGATAATAAACCACACTACGAGAAAGTATATAAAATACCTGGATTAAAGTTGCGACTCTATTTTTTAAGTAAGGCTGCGAATAGAAACTTTGTAGACTTTATTAAGCCTGTGTTGTTGGATATAAGTAAAATTAATAGTGATAATGTTCGTGACTCCGACTTGATCGACCTGTTCATCAAGATTAAAAGTATTTATGAATGGGTAGAGCCAAATAATTGTGAGTTGCCAGAGTTTGAGCATAGAGTGCTATCTAGCCAGTTAAATGATCTGCTCTCTCAAATCGCTGTTTATTTACGTATGGATAAAGACATTCAAATTAATGCAGAAAATAGAACGCTCCTTGTTGATGATATTAAGCAAGGAGTTAAAGAGATAGTCTTTGCGTAGCGAATAATCTTAATGAAAAATAAGGACCGCCAAATAAAGTGCGGTCTTTTTTATTTTAACTGATTGATTTTAAAAATTAAAAGGTACTCCTGAGGGGATACCCCTTTCCACGGGGTTTCGGGCGCGCGGTTTTCGGCAGTTTTTTGAATTTTCAGGCATCATCATCATGTGCTAATTTCGGTTGTTTTTTGTTCTTTCTTTTTTTGGAGTTTTGGTAAAAATGGATAATTTGTTTGATATTAAATTAAACATTAATCAGATTGCCGAAATCTCCGGAATGCACCGCCAGACGGTATCTCAACGGCTTGCTGGGTTAACTCCGACTGTGGGTAGTAATGCTAAATTAAAGCTCTACTCACTGTCGGATTTAATCAGATTGGCGCTGGTGGAAAAGATGTCGGCGGATGTCGATAGTTTAGGTCCGCAAGATCGAAAGGCTTTTTGGCAAGCGGAGAACGAAAGGCTGAAATATGAGCGCGACACAGGCGAGCTAATCCCGTCGTATGAAGTCTCTCAAGAAATGAGCGCGATGGCTAAAGCAGTCGTCCAGACTTTGGAGACATTGCCTGATATTTTAGAGCGTGACTGTGGATTGCCGACAAGTGCGGTAATTAGATTGCAGCAAGAGATAGACGACTTGCGCGATCAGTTATCAGTACACGTCCAAAATTTTGATGATAAATCGGCGGAGAGTGATTAAAAATGTTTGCATCAGCAAAAGACATCCGCCGAGATGTAGCAGGATTAATTAAAGCGCCGCGCCGAATGAAAGTATCGGAAGCGGTGGCAGAATATATGAGAGTGCCGCGCGGTGGCGGAAACTCTGTTAAATGGGATAAAGATACAGTCGGCTATGTTATTGAGCCGATGGACTGCTTAAACTCACGTGAATATGACGCGGTGATTTTTGTCGGCCCAGCGCGTACCGGTAAAACAATCGGCTTGATTGATGGGTGGATCACATACTCCATTATTTGCGATCCATCTGATTTTTTACTGGTGCAGTTGACACAGGAGAAAGCGAGTGAACATAGTCGCAAAAGATTAGACCGTACTTTTAGATGTTCGCCAGAAATCGAAAAGCGGTTAAGTCCGCGTAAGAATGATAACAACGTCCATGACAAATATTTTCGCGCAGGAAATCTGTTAAAAATTGGCTGGCCGTCTATTAACGTGCTGTCATCATCCGATTACAAATACGTTGCATTAACTGATTATGACCGTTGGCCCGATGATGTTGACGGCGAGGGCGATGGATTTAGTTTGGCATCTAAGCGGACGACTACATTTATGAGTGCCGGTATGACGCTTGTAGAGAGTTCGCCGGGCAAGGATATTGTTGATCTCAAGTATCATCCGAAATCGACACATGAAGCCCCGCCAACAACGGGGATTTTGTCATTGTATAACAGAGGTGACAGACGCCGTTTTTACTGGCAATGTCCGCAATGCTCGGAATGGTTTGAGCCGTCTATGGTAAACATGGTCGGCTATCGTGATGATACTGATTTTGTCAAAGCAAGCGAAAAAGCCCGCTTACAGTGTCCGCACTGTCAGAATCTGATTGAGCCGGATTTGAAACGTCGGCTAAATGTTGGCGGAAAATGGCTTAAAGAGGGGCAAACGATAGACAAAAACGGCGTTATCCACGGAGAGGGGCGAAAGTCCCGTATTGCGTCGTTTTGGCTTGAGGGTCCGGCGGCCGCTTATCAAAAGTGGGATCAGTTAATTTATAAATTACTTACTGCTGAGCATGATTACGAGATGACCGGCAGTGAGGAAACGCTAAAAGCAGTAACAAATACTGACTGCGGATTGCCGTACTTGCCGCGCTCGGCGCTTGAACAGCGTCGCAGTGATGAGCTGATGGATCGGCGTGAAGAAACCGAAAAAAGAACGGTGCCTTATGGGTGCCGTTTTTTATTGGCTGCGGTTGACGTACAGGGGGGGCGGAACCGTCGCTTTGTAGTCCAAATTGTTGGCTATGGCGAAAACAGCGAACGATGGCTCATTGATAGATACAATATTAAATCATCAATGCGGAGCAATTCCGACGGAGAAAGCCTCCCGATTGATCCGTCCGCCTACCCTGAGGACTGGGATTTACTCATTAGTGATGTGCTTAATAAGCAATATCGCATTGATGGGCTAGATGGTGGATTTATGCCAATCCTTGCTATGGCTGTTGATAGTGGCGGTGAGGATGGTGTAACGGACAACGCTTATAAGTTTTGGCGTAGATGCAAACGCGATGGATTATCCAAGCGCGTCTATCTCGTCAAAGGTGATAGTACCAAGCGTCAAAAACTTATTACGCGCACTTATCCTGATAACACCTCTCGATCAGACCGGCACGCTAAGGCGCGCGGTGATGTGCCGTTGTATTTACTCCAAACAGATCAGCTCAAAGATCGCATTAGTAATGCATTAAGTCGTGAGACTGTCGGCGCTAACTATATCCATTTTCCATCGTGGCTTGGCGAATGGTTTTTTGATGAGTTGACCTATGAGGAGCGCGGACAAGACGGTAAATGGCGTAAACCGGGCAAAGGCAATAATGAGGCGTTTGACTTATTTTGCTATGCCCATGCAATCGCTATTTTGCGCGGTTATGAGCGTATTAAGTGGGGTGATGAGGATAATGTTCCACACTGGGCAAAACTACCCGAATTAAATCCTGATGTAATCAGAAAAGAGACAACTGCACCAGAAGAAGAAACTGAAAGTGCGGTAGAAATTGAACAAGTTAAACCGCAACCGAAAGCTAAAACAAAAAGTAACTGGTTAAATAGTGGTGGCGGCAAAAAAAGCGGTTGGCTTTAACTCCCAAACAGCCTTAAATCGATAGATACCGAGCCTATGAAAAGGTGGATATGTTGCGGTAATAACTCAAGCCCTGACTAGAGATAGTTGGGGCTTTTTATTATCTAAATTTGGAGATAGAAAATGCAATTGGCAAATCCCGAAAATTTTAAACAGTTTGTACAAAATAAAGGCTCTAAAACTATTACCACATCAGAAACTGTAGCAAAAGTTTTTGGCAAGTTGCACGCTCACGTAATGCGTGATATCCGCGAAATTTTGGAATCTGGAGATGATGAATTTAACCGATCCAATTTTGGATTGGTTGAATACATCGATAAAAAAGGCGAAAAGCGCCCAATGTTTGAGATGACAAAAGACGGTTTTATGTTATTGGTTATGGGATATAAAACCAAAAAAGCAATGGCAATTAAGATTGCTTACATCAAAGCATTTAATTTTATGCAAGATCAATTGCTATCTGGCAACATGACATTGCTTGAGCAATATTACCAAGCCTTGGGTGAGCATAAAGCCGAAAAACAATTAGCAAGCGTTTGTGGTAAAGCATTGAATGAATGGAAAGGTAAAAAGCCGTTGCTTGAAGCAACACTAAAAATCTTTGAAGACAAATTGCAAATTGAGTTACCACTACTTAACTAACCGCACCGTAAAAAGTGCGGTTTTTTTATTGGGGCAAAAATGGCTATCTACGACAGAGACGAGCTAGAAGAAAAAATCCGAGCTCTTGATGAAAAGATCGAAAACGCCCAAAGCCAAGTTAGCTTTAATGGGCGATCGGTATCTTACCAAGTGTCCGAATGGACAAAACAACGTGACCGCTATCAACAAATGCTTAATGAGTTATTGGCGGAAACAAGACAGTACGTTAAACGCCACAGAATCAAATATGCGAGATTTTAAAAAATGGGAATGTTAGATAAAGCGATTGCCGCAATCTCGCCTAAATGGGGCGCGCAGCGAGCAAAAAGTCGTTATGTGATGAATGCGTATGAGGCAGCTATGCCAAGCCGTACACATAAAGCAAAACGCGAAAGCCAAGGCGCTAACGTATCGACCAAACAAAGTGCGGTAAGTTTGCGAGAGCAGGCAAGGGCATTAGACCAAAATCACGACATTGTGATCGGCATCTTGGACAAAATGGAAGAGCGTGTTATCGGCTCAAGAGGTATCCACATTGAGCCGCAACCTCTTAAATTAACTGGTGATGTTGACGAGAAGTTAGCAGAGCAAATCCGAAAAAAATGGGCGGAATGGTCTGTGCGGCCAGAGGTCACCGGACAATTTACCAGACCAGAATTGGAGCGGATGTTGTTGCGCACTTGGTTACGAGATGGAGAGGTATTTATCCAGCTTGTGCGTGGTAGTGTAGCTGGACTAAATCATAGCACTGACATTGCATTTAGTCTTGAGGCATTAGAGCCAGACTTTGTGCCTATGTGGCAGTCTGATACATCTAATGTGATCCAAGGTATAGAGATTAACGCTTGGCGCCGTCCTGTGTCTTACCGCGTTTACATGGACAACCCGCAGGAAAACAACCGCACTTACGGGCGAGTTAAATCAGTGCCGGCAGAAAATATGCTGCACCTTGCGTTTAAAAAACGGATGCACCAGTTGCGTGGCGTATCAATGTTGCACGGTGTAATTGTCCGCCTTGCCGACCTCAAAGATTACGAGGAGAGCGAACGAGTAGCCGCGCGAATTGCTGCAGCCTTTACGATGTATATCAAAAAAGGTGATGCCGCACTCTACGGAGATAATGATGATTATGGAGCAGACAGTCCGGAGAGAGATTTTGAGATTGCCCCCGGGGCAATCATTGATGATTTAAAACCTGGTGAGGACATCGGGTTAATCAACTCAAACCGACCAAACGTTAACCTTGAAACCTTTAGAAACGGACAATTAAGAGCAACGGCGGCTGGTACTCGCTCCAGTTACTCAAGTATTGCTAGAGACTACAACGGCACCTACTCAAGCCAAAGACAAGAATTAGTTGAGAGCTTTGAGGGGTACGCAGTTTTACAAGATACCTTTGTCGCCCATATATCCCGCCCAATTTACCGAGAATGGCTAAAAATGGCGATTGTTAGCGGTGAAATTGATGTGCCAGTCGATATAGACCAAGCATCACTTTACAACGCAGTTTATAGCGGGCCAGTTATGCCATGGATTGACCCAATGAAAGAGGCTCAATCTTGGAAAGAGCGCATTAAAGGTGGATTGGCAACCGAAAGCCAAGCAGTGCGGGCAAGTGGTAGCAACCCAGCAGAAGTTAAACGCAGACGAAGAGTTGAGGTTGAGGAAAACCGCAAATTCGGTCTTAAGTTTGACACAGATTTAACTAATACAGGTACAACAAATGCGAAAACAGAAAATGATTTTAGCACCAGTAGCGATGACAGCGAGCGTAACAAAGACGAATAACCAGTCTTGGTACTCAATCAAAGCCAAAGCCAACGATACGGCAGAGATCTCGATTTACGATGAGATCGGATATTGGGGAGTTACAGCTAAGAGTTTTTCAAAAGATCTAAAAGCGCTTGGCAACAACCTCAAACAAATCAATCTACACATCCACTCCCCGGGCGGCGATGTTTTTGACGGGATCGCTATTTACAACTTGCTAAAAAATCACCCGGCAAATGTGACAGTTTACATTGACGGGTTAGCAGCAAGTATGGCGAGCGTTATTGCAATGGCTGGCAATGAGGTAATCATGCCTGAAAACGCAATGATGATGATCCATAAACCTTGGGGAATCCAAGGTGGCGACGCAGAGGATATGCGCAAGTATGCCGACTTATTAGATAAGGTCGAAAATACGCTAATCCCCGCTTACGCAAACAAAACAGGAAAAACACCTGAAGAATTAGCAGAAATGCTATCAGCAGAAACTTGGCTCAACGGTAAAGAGTGTGTTGAGCAAGGATTTGCCGACAAATTAGCCGAACCACTTGTGGCGATGGCGTCTATTAAATCACGAAAATTAGAGGACTTTGAAAATATGTCAAAAGCAATGAAAGACATGTTGTTTAAGCCACAAGGCAACGCTGGTGCAACCGCACCACAAGCAACACCAACTCCTGCACCAACAGCACCAGTTAATCAATCATCAACTGTGCCAGTAGATAATACAGCTCAAGTACAGGCCGAGTTAAACAAACGCAATGCAGATATTAAAGCGGTATTTGCACCGTTTGGCTCAACTCACGACTCATTGTTGGTTGAGTGCTTGGGTGATTTATCAATTACCGCAGAGCAAGCCAAAGATAAATTATTAGCAAAACTTGGTGCAGGTACAACCCCAAGCGCAACCGCAACTCCTTATGCTGGTAACGGTAACATCGTTGGCGACAGCGTGAAACAATCTTTGTTAGCGCGAGCCGGTATCGACAAAGACAAAGCAGACGCCAAAGACAACGCCTACAATGCAATGACCTTGCGTGAACTTGCTCGTGCGTCATTGGTCGATCGCGGCATTAGCGTTGCGGGTCAAAATGCAATGGGTATGGTTGGCTTGGCATTTGCCCACTCAAGCTCTGACTTTGGTCAAATCTTAATTGATGTGGCGCACAAATCCTTGCTTAAAGGCTGGGAAACCGCAGCGGAAAACTTTGATCAGTTTACCTCTCGCGGCACATTAACCGACTTCCGCGCGGCTAAACGCGTTGGTTTAGGTGACTTTGGCTACTTGCCTCAAGTTGGTGAGGGTGAGGAGTACACCTACGGCACAATCGGCGATGAGGGCGCTAGCGTTGCATTAGCGACTTACGGGCAATTATTTAGCATTACCCGTCAAGCAATCCTTAATGACGACATGCACTTGTTGACAAAAATCCCTGAAAAAATGGGACAAGCGGCACGTGCAACAATCGCTAAGTTAGTGTTTGCGTTATTAACTGGTAACGCTAAAGCACAAGACGGTAAAGCATTATTTGATGCATCTCACAAAAATACAATCACTAATGCTGTGTTAGACCTTGCCAACGTCGACAAAGGTATCCAGCTAATGAATGGCTTTGTTAATGCGCGCGGTGAGCCGTTAGCGATTGAGCCTGAATTTATGCTGTTGCCTACATCAATGTATACGCGCGGTTTACAGTTGATCAAGTCAGCAAGTGTTGAGGGTGCCGACGCTAACTCTGGTATCATCAATCCATTACGCGACATTGTAACTCCGGTTAAATCTGCTCGCTTACAGGCTGCCGACGAAAAATCTTGGTACTTAATCAATAAAGAAGCGATTGAAGTTTCTTACCTTGACGGCATTGATACACCATACATTGAGCAACAAAACGGCTTTACCGTTGATGGCGTGTCAACCAAAGTCCGTATTGATGCTGGCGTTAATGTAATTGACTACCGAGGCATTGTTAAAGTTACAAATAAGTAACTTTGAACCTATTAAATAGTGACCGCGCTTTTAAACAAGGTGCGGTTTTTTATTAAATAAATCATAGGATTAATTGAATATGGCTAAAAATTATGTACAAGACGGAAGCACCGTGCGCTTTACCGCTACTGCTAATGTAAAAAGTGGTGATGTGGTGCTTTTAGAAAATCTTGCCACAATCGCAGTATCTGATGTTGCTCAAGGTGGTGTTGGCGTTGGTTTAACTACGGGTGTATTTACCGTCAAAGCAAAAGCGGCAGATGACATTAAACAAGGTGCGATCGTTTATTGGTCTGCGGCTGATGGTGCAACAACTACCGCAGGTAGTAATAAACGCTTAGGTGTTGCGTGGCGCGCAAGCGGTGCATCTGTGGATACCGTAGATGTCAAGATCAACGCTTAGTCCATTTGATGTAGCAATCGCACAGGCGGACAAAGTCATATCAGATGTGATGATGTCCGTCTATGTCATCAATGGAAAAAAATACAAAGCGGTGCTTGATGAGACGCCAAAGGTGATGGGTGGAAATTATAGCGATGATTACTTAATCAACGGTACGACTCGCACGCTAACACTTTTTCGTTCGTCTGGCTATAAACCGAAACTTGGCGATGTTATCACAGCATTTAATGCGAAATATGTCGTCCGTGGTTTTAGTTTTGAGGATGGCAAGATTGTATTGCAGTTGGAGTAAATGTGACGTCTAAGATCGAGGGATTGGCGATATTACAGGCTAATTTTGAAAAATTAGCTAGTCAATCTGTACCTAAATGTGTGGCTAAAAGCATTAATAAAGTAGCGCGAAATGCTATTAAAAACGGAACAAAAGCCGTATCAAAAGAGGTTAAAGCGCCAGTAAAATTAATTAAAAAGCGAGTCCAGCTAACTAAAAAAGCCACACTTCGGAGACCTGTTGCAAAGATACGTGTAAACCGTGGAAACTTGCCTTTAATTCGGTTGCTAGAAAGCTCTAGATATCGGATTAATATAGGACTGGGGCAGGTTAAAATCGGGCAACATAGAGTCCAGAGAGGTTTTATTCAAACCCTCTCAAGCGGACGAAAGCAGGTGATGCAGCGCAGAGGGAAATCTCGCTATCCTATTGACGTGGTAAAAATACCGCTTGCTACACCCTTAACCAATGCGTTTAACCGCGAACTGAAGAATTATTCAGATCAGGTGAAAGTTGAACTATCGAAAGAATTGAGCGCTGTTTTTCGAAAATAAGGAGGAGGCGGTGAAAATCCATAAAAAAATTAGACATCAAATCTTTAATTCGCTCAATACTAACATTATAGGTGTTGAGAATTATTATTCTGGTCGCCCTTTGTTTATTGATATAGATCAAGAGACATCGGCAATCGCGATATCTATTGATGATATCTCTTGTGAGCAAATAGATCTTTGTCACCGCGAATATACTGCAACCTTGAACATCTCAACTTACCTAAAAACCGCTGTAGGCGATGATGAGCTAGACGATATCGCTGAGCAAATTAAACAACTACTGGATAGCGCTATAGCGAGTGATGAGCTAGCTGAAACTATCCAAGAAATTTATTTAATGAGCTATGAATATGAGCAAGACGCAACAAATCGCACATGGTTTGTCTCCAGCCTTAAATACCAAATTAAATACGAGGACTAAATATGGCAACACAAACAACCCCTTTTCAGGGTACTAAGTTTTACTTAGGCGTTGGCTACGATACAGAAAAAGCTATTTCAAACTGTACTGTTACGCCAAATGCCACAATTACCGCAACGGGTAATGGCTTAAAAGCTGGTGATTTTATCCGAATCACAGGCTTGGGGGCATTAGATGGCTGTTATCCTGTTAAATCTGTTTCTACTGACACAGTAACACTTGCTGATGAAGTGGATTGGAAAGGTTTTGATAAACCGACATCATTCGCTGGTGCGAAAGTTTCAAAAATCCAACTATCAAGCAATTTCTGTGCGATTAAACAGATTGATGGTGACGGCGACACATTGGGCGAAACAGACATCACCACAATGTGTTCAGAGGGTACAGAAACAGAAGCAGGCGAAATTGAATACGGTTCAATTAAGCTCTCTTTCTACTACGCTCCAGCGACAGATATGCAGAAAGATTTGCGTAAAAAATTCTACGATAAAGAAACGTTCCCTTGGTTAATGGTTTTGAAAAACAATCAAGGTGCTTTATATGGAACAGGCTTTATTCAAACCTCACCAAACTTCAGTGGTGAAGTGAAAGGTAAATTTGAATCAGGTGTAACCATTAAAAAAGCGAAACGTGATTATTTTTTACCTACAACAGCGTAAATAACAAAGCCGAGAGTTAATCCTCTCGGTTTTCTTTTCTAAGGTGGAACGAATGAATTTAAGAGATAAACTTTTATCACACAAACCAAAAGTTAAACCAGTGGAAATTTTAGGTGATACCTATTACATCCGTGAGTTTACCGTTGGCGAAATGAACAAAGCCTTATACGGACAACAACAAGAATTAGTTCGCATTGCTGAAAGTCAAGGTATTACACTTGATTTTAGTGATGAAGATACATTAACCGAGCAATTAGCCAAAGTTTACGACAAGCACAAATTAACTCGCACAATCGCAATGCGTTTATGTGATGAAAACGGTGTAAACCTATTCAATGCCGAAGATGAAAACGATTTAGCGCAGTTAGCGCAGTTAGATAAAGCGGTTATTGAGCAACTTAATCAAGCTATTATGGACGGTGAACCAAAAAACTCACCAGCCGAAGAAAGTTCCAAATAAACCTGTCACTTTCTCTCGGTAAAACGCTAGAAGAAATTGAGCATATGCCTGAAAGTCATTTACAGGAATACCGCCTATTTTACGAAGAGCAACCGTTCGGGTTATGGCGTGATGATTATCGTTCAGCTCAAATTTCGCACGTTTTAGCAATGGTAAATCGTGATCCGAAAGGCAAACCGCCAGAGCTATCAGATTTTATGCCTTTCTACAAGGAGCGGAAAGAAGAGTTTGATGACGGTTCTGCTGAATACTTGGCAAATAGATAACTGGAGTAAAAATGGCAGGCTTATTAGGACACTTAGAAATCCAGCTTGAGTTAGATCAGGTTAAATTCCAAAGTGGTATCAATAACGCACAAGGCAGAGTAAAACGCTTTACCGATACCACTGCCAAACAATTAAACAATATTGAGCGGTCAATAAACTCGCTCAATCGTGTATATGCGAACCTTTTCAAGGCTGGTATAGCTGGGTTTGGTGTAAATCAATTAAAAGGTTTTGCCGATGGATATACAGAAATTCAAAACAAACTCAGATTGGTCGAAAGCGCGTCAATCAGTAGCTCTAAAGGCTTAAATAACGTTTTTGATATTGCGTTAAAAACAAACCAAAGCATTAATGCGACCTCTGGTGTTTATCAACGATTTGCTCAAAATGCCGAAACATTAAAGATTAGTCAGACGCAGATTGCCAGTTTAACAGAAACGGTATCAAAAGCGGTTGCAGTATCTGGTGCAAGTGCAGGTGCGGCAGATGCAGCATTGACACAGTTTGGGCAAGCTCTCGGGAGTGGTATTTTACGGGGTGATGAATTCAACTCTGTAATGGAGCAAACCCCTGCATTAGCTAAAGCGATTGCAACAGGTTTAGGTGTTACCACTGGCGAACTTAGAAATATGGCGAAAGAGGGCAAACTAACGATGGACGTTCTTGTTCCAGCGTTAGAACGAGCCAAAGAGTCCGTTGACGACCAGTTTAACACTCGTATTCTTACCATTTCCGCAGCCTTTGAAAATCTAAACACTTCTGCGATTAAATGGATTGGTGAGTTAGATAAATCCACAGGTGCGAGCGAGGCATTTGCCAAGGCTATCAACGAAATAGCCAATCACTTAACCGTAGTAGCAAGCCTTGCAGCAGGTGCAGGTGTAATTTGGAGCGTTGGAAAAATTCGCACTTGGATTGCAGCAAGCATTCAAGCCTCTGCCGCTATGTCAGCACAAGCCGCAGCAACGAGAAACCTATCTGCCGCACAACAAGCTCTAACCGCAACAGGTAAAGGGCTTGGTGGTGCGTTAGGTTTTGTTGGTGGCCCACTTGGCTTATTAACTCTCGGCTTGTCAGCAGGTGTTGGCGTATTTCTTGATTATCAACAAAAAACAGAATCCGCTCGACAAGAATTACTATCTTTTGCTGATAGTTTAGATGTAACGACTGGCAAATTAGCCAATACATCAGCCGCAGTCCTCGATGGAATGAAAGCTAAATTAGAGCAATCAATCAGTGCGCAAAAGGACGAAATTAAGCGATTAGAAGAAGAGTATGAAAAGCTCAATAGAATAATCGAGCAAGGTAAACAAATCGCACAGCAAAGCGGAAAAACTGAAGATACAGCGTATCTAGAAGCATTGGCGAAAGCAACACAAGATTTAGCGATTAAAAAGGCTGAGCTTGCGAAAGCTAACGAAAAGCTAACTAAATCTGAAGATGATTTGAAAACAATCATCGGTCAAGTGCCTATTTCTGAATTTAACGACAAGATAAGAAGTTTACTCCCATCATTAGATAGCTCAAAAGTTAATATTGACGCAGTCGGCTTTTCTCTTGAAGAATTGAATCGTATTTTTCCAAGCGCTGAAAGCGGTGCTGCATCTGTTACAAGTGCAGTTGAGCGAATGGGTGCGATGGCCATCTTGGTAGCTAGCCAGTTTAATGCATTAGGTTTTAGTGTTCAAAATGCTTTAAGTGATAAGGCGACCAAGTTAATCGAGCGAAACAATCGCCAAATTGCAATCAACAAAGAAACCGACCAAGCCAAGAAACGCAGATTACAAGCGGAAGATAACGCATTAAATAGTGGATTTGAAAAAGATTCCGCTGATTTTTCTGCGGTTGTTGATAGTAATTTTGCCTTGTTGGGTTCTCAAGCTGAGATTAAAGCAGCTAAAAAAGCTAAAAAATCTGGTGGCTCTAAAGTTGATTATGTGAAACAGTTCACAGACCAACTAAGCGAGATGGAACGCAGACTTTCAGAAATCAGGGCAAATGCTCAAGATATTTCTGTATTCGGTCAGGTTAGCCAATATCAAGAGCTTAACAAAATCACTCAAGACATCGCAGCGAATGGCGAGAAATACGCTCATTTTGGTGCAGATGGTTTAGCTAAGCTTAAAGATATGGCTGCTCAAATTAATGCAGCACAACAAAGTGTTGCGATTGCTCAATTTGCCTATGACAACGGTGAAAAACTGCGAGAAATGCAATTCGAGCTTGAGTTGCTTGGTAAAACAAGAAAAGAGCAAGAATTACTCCGATACAATCATCAATTAGATATTGACGCAGCTCGACTGAAAGTTGGAATGTCGCAAGAGAATATTGCTAAGCTTGATGAGGAAATCGCAAAACTAAAAGAGCGTGTGGCGGTTATTAAAGAAACCGAAAATCAACTGAAATCAAGTTCAATCGCAGGGATTAAAGATGGGATAAGCCAAATCCAAGATAACTTTGGTAATATGGCTGCGAATATGTCGCAGGTTACTCAAAATGCCTTTAACGGTATGGCTGACGCTTTAACCGATCTTGTTGTGACCGGCAAAGCAGATTTCCGCTCTCTAGCACAATCAATTTTGAGAGATATTTCATCAATGATTGTGAAAATGATGATTTTCAATGCTATCAGAGCTGCGACAGGATACTCAGAAGGCGGTTATGTTGGTTTTGCTAGTGGTGGTTATACTGGAGATGGTGGAAAGTACACTCCTGCTGGAGTGGTGCATCGTGGCGAATACGTTATTACTAAAGAAGCGACATCAAGATTAGGGATTGGATTTTTAAATCACCTTAATTATGGTCGTGGATATGCTAGTGGTGGAGCGGTAGGCTCTATTCCGTCAACTGGTTACAAACCTATGACCAGTGGAAGTATTTCCGTTAAGGTCATCAATAATGGCGAACCAGTAAATGCTAACGTTGAACAAAGACAACGAAATGGCGAAACCGAAATTACAGTAGAATTAATCCGTCAGATAGCAAGAAGAGAAACAAACGGCATCATCTCAAATAATATGCGTTCTGGTGGCGTATTCGCTTAGAGGTAAATATGGAAACATTTAAATGGTGCGTTAGACCGGAATTTCAGATTGACAGCGAACCAAAAGTAAACTCGATTGAATTTGGCGATGGATACACTCAGCGCCAATTACAGGGCATTAATAGTTTGCTTCGTTCTTATTCGGTGGAAGTTAAGGTTAAAAACAAAGACCGCCTAGAAGTGGATGAATTTTTTAAAAAGCACAAAGGAATTCATCCTTTTCTCTTTAAAGACCCGTTCACTGGTAAGAATATCAAGGTTGTTTGCAGTAAATGGCCTGCGAAGATGAGCTTAAACTTCACGGAGTTTAGTTGTAGTTTTGTTGAGGTGCCGTAATGCCACAAGCAATTAGCAATCAATTCAAATTAGACCTAGCCAAACTAGAGCAAAATGCACTCATTGAGCTGTTTGAGGTCGATTTAAGACCGCTACGAGATAGTGACGGAATTAGTGGTGAATTATACCGTTTTTATGCCGGCACCAACGAAAAATCGCAACCCATTGTATGGCAAGGCAAGACTTATGAGCCATTTGCGGTTAAAGCAGACGGGTTTGAAATGTCAGGCGGTGGCCCAAGCAACCGACCAACGCTAACTCTAGGGAATGCGGGTGGATTTATTACCGCACTTTGTAATCGCTTTGAGCAGTGTTTAGGTGGTGTTGTTAGACGAAGATTGGTCTATATGCACTATCTCGATGCGGTCAATTTCGAGAGTGGTAATAAGCAAGCAGATCCGTCACAGGAAGTATTGAGCTATTTCTTGATCGAACAATTATCCTCGCTTAACCGAGATGTAGCTCAATTTACTTTAGCTTTGCCGTCAGAGACTGATAACGCATTGATTGGACGAATGATTACTTCGACTTGCAGTTGGTTATATCGAGGTGTTGAGTGCGGATATACAGGGCGAGCGGTGGCGGACGAAAAAGACCAGCCAACCACTGACCCACAAAAGGATAAATGCAGTGGTTTATTGACTGGCTGTAAGCTGCGGAACAACACGCACAACTATGGCGGATTTGTTAGCGTTGATAAGTTGGGGTAAGCGATGGACGGTAAACTACACAGCGAGATAATCAAATACTCAAAATCAAAAGAACCACAGGAAAGCTGTGGTTTTGTTGTTTTAATGGGTAATGAAAAAGTTTTTATGCCTTGCGAGAACGTGGCAGAAGATAAAGAGAACCACTTTGAAATCTCACCAGAAGATTACATTGCAGTAAGCGATAAAGGCGAGATTGTGGCGTTGGTCCACTCACACCCACAAGGCGAGCCAAAACTGTCTCAATCAGACTTACAAACTCAACTCTATAGCCAGTTAGATTTTTGGCTGGTGTGCGATGAGCAAATTCATATCTTTCCGAAAATTCCATTTTTAATTGGTCGAGAATTCAAACACGGTGAAATTGATTGCTACACGTTATTTAGAGATTTTTACCGCTTATCTGGTTGTAACTTGCCCGATTTCGAGCGTAAAGATTACTGGTGGGAAGATGGCAAAAATCTCTATTTAGACAACATCGAGAAACAAGGATTTGAGCAAGTCAAAGAGCCGCAAATTGGCGATGTGATTTTAATTAGTGTAGGTGCGAATGTGCCAAATCACGCTGTGATTTACGTAGGCGAACAGATGGTATTACATCACGCGCCAAAACGATTATCTAAGCGTGATTTGTACGATGGTTATTGGCTCAAACACACGCATAGTATTTGGAGATGCAAAGAATGGTCAACGTTAGATTTTACGGTTCCCTTAAACAGTTTGGAGCTCAATTTAGGCTAGATTGCAAAACGCCAGCCGAAGTTATTCAGGCTTTAACAAGTCAAATTCCGAAGTTAAGACAATTCATTCAGCAAGGATTGTTTACCGTAAGGGTCGGTCGAGATTACTTAGATAATCGCTATCTCGAGCAAGGGCTGAACCAAAGCTTAAAAGATGATGCAACAGTGCATTTTACGCCAGTCTTAAAAGGCTCAAAGAGAGCAGGTTTATTTCAAACGATAGTCGGTGCCGTGATGGTTGTAGTTGGTGCTTTCACTTCTTGGGCTGGCGGTACGATGTTAATTGCAGGTGGTATTGGCTTAATGGCTGGTGGTGTGGCTCAAATGCTTACAAAAATGCCATCCATGAAAACGGGCAAAGAGACGGAAAAGAAACAATCAACAAGTTTTTCAAATCTTTCAAATATGGCTGCGCAAGGTCGTCCTGTTCCGCTTGCTTATGGACGAATTAGAGTCGGGTCATTAATTATCTCGCAGGGCATAGAGACTATGGACGTCGATAGAGAGCCAGCCTTGTCAGATCGAGGAAACAAAATAGGCGGCGATGGCAGCGGCAATAACGGCAATAACGGCAATAACGGAATCGGCGACAAAAATAGATACCGAGATAAGAGCGGCAAAATTTATCCTTGGTTAGAGGCGTGGGAGTAGAAAATGGGTAAAGGTGGTGGTGGCGGACATACGCCAGTTGAGGCAAAAGAAACTGGCCGCAGTAAGCAACTTGTAAAGATTGTCGAGATTCTTTCCGATGGCGAGGTAGCAGGATTGGCAAACGGTATGCAATCCGTTTATCTAGACAATACACCAGTTCAAAATAGTAATAATTCATACAATTTTAAAAACTTTTCTTTGCAGGGACGAGTAGGTAGTCAAGTCCAAGGCGTACTAGGTGGGTTTAATACTTCCGAAAAAGAGGTTTCTGTTGGCGCTCAAGTTAAAAACAATCTACCAATTACAAGAACAATCACGGATAGTAAGGTTTCAAGATTAAGATTCACTATTGGCGTTCAGTCTCTATCAAGCGTAGAGGAAAATGGGGACATTAAAGAAACTGAAGTTAATCTTGCGATTACTATTGGTGGCACAGTTTACCCTGTAACAATCTTTGGTAAGTATAGTTCACAATATCTTCAACAGCATACATTTAAAAACTTACCGCCAGTTCCGTTTACTATCAAGGTTGAGCGACTAACAGCAGATAGTAATTCTCAAAGACTTCAAAATAACACAGTGTGGTCTAGTTACACAGAGGTTATTGATACCGAGTTTACATATCCAAACACTGCTTTGGTTGGGGTTAAATTTGACTCTGAATACTTTGGAAATATCCCTAATAGAACCTATGACTTGTTGGGAATTAAAGTAAAAATCCCTAGTAACTACAACCCAAGAACAAGACAGTATTCAGGCGTTTGGGACGGTACTTTTAAAGTGGATTGGACGGATAACCCTGCTTGGGTGTTGTTCGATATTGTCACCAATAAACGTTACGGATTAGGTAATCGACTAGGCGAGTTCGGCGCTGATAAATGGACTTTATACCAAGTTGCACAATATTGCGACCAGCTCGTTCCTGATGGTTTTGGCGGTATGGAGCCTAGATTTACCTGTAATGCGTGGTTAACAGAGCAGCGTTCTGCATATGATGTGATTAATGACATCTGCTCAATTTTCAGAGCAATGCCAGTTTGGAACGGTCAGCGACTAACTGTTGTAATGGATAGGCCAGCAGATCCAGTTTGGACTTACACAAACGCAAACGTGGATGAAAGCGGATTTAATTATACGTTCTCGGCAAAAAAATCTCGCCATAACGCAATTCAGGTTGAATACGCAGACAAAGATAACTCTTATGAAAGAGCGATTGAGTATGTTTCTGACGATGAGTCAATCCGCAAGAATGGATTGAACGTTAAGAAAATCACCGCCTTTGGTTGTACATCTAGGGGTCAAGCGCACCGCACTGGATTGTGGTTGTTGCAAACAGAGAAACTCGAGACTAAGACAGTCACCTTTACAGTCGGTGCAGAGGGCTTAATGCACGTGCCTGGTGACATTATCAAAGTCGCTGATACGTATTTCGCAGGCACAAATATTGGCGGTCGAGTTTTAGCGATTGACGGTAAAAAAGTTACTTTAGACCGAGAAATTTCCGTTAATGGTAATAGCTATTTTAGCTACATCAATCAAAATGCTAAACACCAAGACATTAAGATTATTTCTGCGAAAGGTGCGGAAGTTACTTTAGACCAAGCTCCAGCAGGTTTAGAGGCTTATGGTGTATGGTCGTTATCTACTCAACAGGTAACAAGCCAGTTATTTAAGGCTCTATCTGTTAAAGAAGAGTCGAAAGGCAAATACACAATCACGGCTTTACAGCACGAGCCACAGAAAGAGGCGATTGTTGATAACGGTGCGAAGTTTGAGCCTAAATCCACATCAATTCTAAGCGCTCCGCAGATTAGCAATATTGGTGTTATAACTAACCCAGATGGGAGTGTTAGCTTTGCTACTGATATTACAGGTGGCAATGGATTAGTTAAGTACGACATTAAAATCTATAAAGATGGTGCTTTATATGATGTTCGTTTAGGTCAATCATCGCCAAATATCAGTTTTGATGACTTGGAAAATGGTGAATATACAGTCGTTATCCAAATCAAAAACGAGAAAGGCCAGTTATTAGGTGAAAGAACTCAAACCTTTACTATTGATAAACCGCCAGCGCCAACAGGAGTGATAGTTAGTGGTGGACTAGGAAACATCACAATCGAATGGGATTGGATTGATGAAGCAACATCTACCGAGATTTTTGTTAGTGAAACAAATGATATTAAAACTGCTAAACGGTTAGCGAAAGTTAATTCAAGAACTTACACGCACGAAGTAGGCGCTAAACAGGTTAGATATTACTGGCTAAGACATACTAGAGGTGTGAATATTGGTCCATTTAATCAACGGACTGGTATTCGGGGTGAAAGCTCGGTCGATATTGACGCAGAGTTAGAGATTTTAAACGAAAAACTCTCTCAAAATATCGCTGACAAGGTAATTGATACAGCATTACCTGCTCGTAACCTTGAATTAATCAAAACCGTAAGTGAGCTAAACACTGGTAAATTCATCGGACACAACCAAGTTTACAACACTAAAGACGGCAAGCTGTATATTTGGAATGGTCGAGAATACACAACCAAAGTACAAGCTAGTGACTTAAGCGGGAAAATAAACAAAAGCCAAATAGACAATGCTTTAATTGGTGAAATTAACTCAGCGAAATCAACCGCCGACACTGCTAACTCAGTGGCTCAACAAGCTAAGTCTGAAACGGCATCTCTTTCTGCTCAAATCCAGTCAGAGGCTAATGCTCGTGGAACTGCAATCACACAGCTACAGAATGTTGATAAGCAGCAAGCACAGCAAATCACGGCTTTAACCGCTAAAGCCGAAAGCGCCTTATCTGGGTTAGAGGCTGAAAAGACTGCTCGAGCAAATGGTGACAAAGCAGAGGCGAAAGTAAGAGAAACCTTAACCGCTAAAGTTAATAATGCCGAAAGTGCGATTAATGAAATTAAATCCACGAAGGCAAACAAAAACGAAGTAGCAAGTCTAGCCCAATCGTCACTACAAGCAATTTGGAAAAATGATGCGAAGGCTGAATTTAACAAGCTATCCATTGGTGGTCGCAACTTAATCCGAAACAGTGGTACGCCTATCACAAGCAGTAATTACGGACAGCGTTATGCTATCACGGAAGCTCCTGCTGTTGGTGATGATGTTGTTGTTACGTTATACGGTGAACTTGGCGCAGACCGCACGGGAATTGGCGTTTTTAATTCCAGGGGGTATGGAGAGCTATTAACCATTAGCAAAATTGCTGACGGTGTTTATCAAGGAAAAGGCAAGTGGGCTTTAGCTACCGGCGGTACAAATGACGGTGATTATGCAGACAACACGCATTTAAATCTATATTTTTATCCAAGTAGTGCCAATTCCGAATACACAATCAATAAGATTAAGTTTGAGCGTGGTACGGTTGCAACAGACTGGACGCCAGCACCAGAAGATACAGAAAGCAGTATTGCTAATGTGTCAGCGGAATTAACCAATTACCAAAAAGCAACAGCCGAAAAAGACAAGGCTCAAGCACAGCAAATCACAGCTTTATCTAGCAGTGTGGCAAGTGCGAAAGCTGAAGTTCAGAGTGTTAGCCGAACAGTTGCAGATGTCAATGGTAAGCTATCCGCTACGCATACAATTAAAACGCAGTCTATTTCTGGTGGCAAGACTGCAATAGCAGGCATTTCTCTTGGTGCAAACAAAGAAGAAAGCTCTGTTATTGTGATGGCAGACAAGTTCCAGGTTGTGCCAAATGCTAACGGAACTCCAAAGCCATTGTTTAAGGTGCAAAACGGAAAAGCGGTAGTTGCTGGTGATTTGATTGCTGATGGTGAAGTGACAGCATCTAAGTTAGCGGCGAACTCCGTTACTACTGGAGCGTTGCAAGCTGGAGCGATTCGCTCAGAACATATTGCAGCAACTCAAATCACAGGCGAAAAGCTCGCCTTGGGGCTTGGCGGCAATTTACTCAAAAACCCTTTATTTACTGGCAATTCTGAGGGGTGGCACGGTTTTGTTTATCATAATGAAGAAATCCGTAAATATTGGACTGCTGGTAGTGTTGGCGTGGAGTACGAAAATCTGCGTTATAACACAAATCAAGCTTATAGACCAAGAGATAGTCAATATAAAAATGAAACTTTTAGCTTTGCTAGATGGACTGTAAATGGATTCTCGCAGCTAGCCGTTGATAGTAAAAACAATCAGCTTTGGGTGGATAACGCACGAGTTTTTGCAAATTTAATACCTGGGAAAACCTATATATTTTCTGCTTATGTTGGCTGCCATCATTGTGGCGGTCGCCTTATAGCAGAGGAATATAGTGCTAACCGTGAAAATTACGTCCGCTGGATTGCAGACTCTGGGTTATTTGGTGATAAAAATAATATTTTGCTGAATAATGGCGAGGTGTGTAGCGATGCTAGTTCTTCTCATTTCTCGAATGGGTTAAATACAAACAGCGCACATCGAGCATTTGTTAAATTCACAGTACCTAATAGTGGTGTTGTTTGTCTTATTTTCCGCATCTCAAGATTCGGAAATAAGCAATCATATCAAGACTGCTATATGGCTAGAGCGATGCTGGAAGAGGTTAATCCAAGTCAAAGCACACCTAGTCCGTGGCGAGAAACCTCGATAACCTCTATTGATGGTGGCTCGATTGTTACAAACTCAATTACAACTAAACAGCTCGGTGCGGATAGCGTAACCGCTAACAATATCGCAACTGGTGCAGTAGCTGCAAAACACATCGCAGCAAATAGTATTAACTCAAATCACATTGTTTCTCGCTCTCTAACTTCCGATAAGTTGAATGTTGGCAGTTTGTCGGCTATTAGCTCTAATATTGGTAGGATTACAGCAGGCGAGATTACTGGTACAAACATTCACGGTAATACTATTAGCGGTGGTGATATTAGAGGCTCTAATATCAACGGTGGCACAATTCGAGGTGTAACCATCGAAGGTAGTACGATTCGAGGTGTGAACATCGAGGGCCAAACTATTAAGGCTGACAATATCATTGGTGATATTGCTAAGTTTTATAGCGTTTCGGCTTATAGAGCAGATAATAGGTATGATTGGGATAATACTCATTTAACTATAGATCTGCCAGCCGCTCCGTTTTGGCGTAAAGCCTTGCTTTATCCGACCATAATACCATTTGGCATGTACACAACAAGCCTAGAAGATGATAGGGAGAAGTTTATTGGTGTTAGTATGAGATTATACTTAAATGATAATCGGCATTGGTTTAACTATAACGATGTAACGCCAGAAAAACAAAATGGACAAAAGTTCGTAATGATTACAACAATGATTGATTTAGAGCCAAACAGAGCGCATAGGATACGAATAAGACTTAGAGCCAGCGATAAATACATAAACATCAACGGCACCACATTCACCTTTATGGTGGCTCGCAGCTAACACCAATTCGCAGTAGTGAGTTGGTGTTTTTATTTATGGAGTTAAAAATATGTCGAAAGTATATATCGCTTTCTACAAGCATAAACGCAAACGTAAATGCTTTAAAAACACAGTCTATCGCTTGTGTGATGACATAATCCGTTTTATGACAAAAGGAGATTATAGCCATTGTGAAATGGTTATCCCTAATTATGAGAAGAACGGGAAAATGTTATTTGAGTGCTACACAGCAAGCAATATTGATGGGGATGTGAGACTTAGACTTATGTCACTGCCTAACGACAGATGGGATTTGGTCGAAGTTGATATTAATGCTGATTTAGTCAGATTATTTTACAAACAAACCGCAGGGCTGAAATATGACTGGTTTGGTGCGCTTGGTGTGCTTTTGCCATTCAGGCAAAGTCAAAACAAATACTTCTGCTCAGAATGGTGCGCTGAATGTCTAGGATTTGATAATCCACACAAATTCAGTCCAAATTCACTTTATCGCAAACTAAAAAATGAGGATGCTTATGCAATTCAATAAAATTTTAAATCCTGTTTACTCAACCATTGCCTCTTATTCAATTCAAGAGGATGGTTCAATTAATGCTAAATATGTGGTTGGTTCCGGTTCTGATAGCGGCGATTCCGTAACGGATTTCACGCCTATTACATCGGAGTACAAGTGGATTGATGGCGAAACAGCCAATGCAATTATGGATAAGCCATTAACCAAAGAAGAGACATCAAAATCCTTAAAACAGGTAACTATTGACCGAATCTATACACATTTAAAAGAAAACGGATTAATTGTTATCTAATCAACATTAAACTAAATAAACCGCACTTTGAGCAATCATCGTGCGGTTTTTTATTGGAGCAAAGATGGAAAACATTGAGCTGGAGACAGTGCGTGGTGATGATGACGGGTGGACTTTCGAAATCCTAGAAGATGACGAGCGAAAAAGTGATTTAACTGGTAGCAAGTTTGATCTGTGGATTGAGCCAAAGAAAGGCGAGATTATCAAGCTATCAACCGAAACAGGCGAGATTACTGTAAGCGAAAATCTAGTAACCGTTACGTTATCGCACGATAAAACGCTAGGTGCAAAGTGGGAAACCGCAAGTTGGGATTTGCAATGCACTAGCTCGCAAGGATTAATTAGGACGCTCGCAGGCGGTGAATTCACGCTAATCCACGATGTAACGGAGGCGAGATGATTATTCGACTGGTTAAGCGCTCAAGACCTAATATCAAGGTCAAGATTAAGCCTTATGAGCCACCAATAGAGGCTCATTATCAATATTTATTAAAAATCTATCAACAAGGAAAAGAGGACTATCAAAATGGCAAAAACCAATAAAGAAGAGCAAAGCTTTGTTTATCAATTAGGTCAAGACGTGGCGAAACTTGGATTTGAAATTGAAAAGCTTAAAAGTAAGTCTGTTAAGGCAATTAGAATTGTTGTCCCTGCAAAACCAGAAAAATATCAACAATATGGGGTTAGGGCAGTAATTAACTTACCGCAAGAATGTCAAAATGCGATTTGCATAAAATCAAAAAACGGCGAAGTCAGTCTCGTTGAAACTACAGAAACGCTATCTGTTTACGCTGAGTATGAGCAAAGCGAATTTTATCTCGCCCCTATCTACAAGTTAGAGGCTGAGACAGTTAACGCAGACTTTGACCAAGAGCAGATTAAGCTGATTGAATCTAATATTGAGCGTGAGCAGCGTAAGCGTGAGCAACGTGAGCGTGAGCAACGTGAGCGTGAGCAACGTGAGCGTGAGCAACGTGAGCGTGAGCAACGTGAGCGTGAGCAACGCGAGGACTATCTTAAAAACTACGTCTATTACGCATTGGTAAAATACGCCAATAATAAATATTCAAATGAGCTAAGAACGAAGGAAGTCGTAGATGATATTCATCTCGTGCCTAACTGGGAAAGTCTTGGTTCGTTTTTGGACCATCCGTTTTTAAATCTTACAAATGGAACCGTGATGTCATATAAAGACTATCTTGAAAATACTCAAGATATTATCAACGATTTAAAAAGCCAAGTATCCAAGCTAGAAGTGGAAAAGAAAGATATAGAAGATGGATTATCGAAGCTTGATTTATCCAAGCTTGAAAAACCGAAAGAATACACCTTTAATCTTTTATAGATAAATAACCTGGATTTCTGACTGGATAAGATAGCGGTTTCATAACCGCTATTTTTTCAATCCAGAAGTTCAGCAACTTCTTCCATATTCGTGGCTAGTAAACATTTTGTAATATACGGCTGTCTTTATGTATATTTTATGGCATTATTACAACCCTGTAACTTTAGTAGTTTCGGAAAAATGTGTATAGTTTCGGAAATGAATAATCTTACATACACGTAATAAGCTGATTTTATTAATTAAAATTTGGTGTTTTAAGATTCGCGCGTTTTGACTTCAAACGTGCTTAATTTTTAGCTTGTGATAAGAACACCAATAATGATGAGTTA